GCGGCGCGTGACTCGATCAGGGCGCAAGGCAATTGTATGGCGTGTGTCCGACACATTTGACACGCTGTTTCCTGATCGCAAGCAAACAGTCAGCGACCTAAAAGATCAAGTCATCCGTCACGCTATTTTTGCGCGTGATACTGGCAATTGGAATAAGTTCCAAGAGTCATTGGGAATTCTTAGCGCAAGGAAAACAAATGCAAGCACCTAGACATCTTGATTGCGGCGCATGGAAGACTGGGAACTACCACATTCGATATCGTCAAGACGGAAACAACTTGACCAAAATTTTGACGCAGTCGCGCTACAAGAGCATGGTTGGCATGCGTCGCGCTTGCGACCGTTGGCGCCACAAAAATGATGCAAACGACTTTGAAATTGTAATTGAGTATGAGCGTCTTGACAAAACTAAAATATTCAAGTTGGCATCCGAATATGTCGATAGTCGTTGGAGGAATTACTTTGTTTGATAGCATGACCCATGCGTTGGCGCGACTCGCCCCCGAAATGTCGCGTAGACGCAACCTAGTGGGGCTTCACGGCGGGAACGCTGTGAAGTCCTTTGAATGGAAGAGCAGCGCAAAATTCCTAGCAGGAAGCAGCCGCCCTCGCTTGTCGATATGTTGGACGAGGCGTGTGATTTATTGCGTGAGAATTATAAACTTAACGGTATTGCAGGTGACCTTGAGCAATTGCGCGAAGCCATTACAGGTATGCTGGAACTTACACGCTTTGGTGATTGTTTGTTTGGTGACGAAATCAGAAATTTTTTACAGATTAGACACTACATCAAACCGCGCAGGGGAAGCGAACTTGATCCACTGCTTGGTTTAAGACAAGATCATAAAAAGAAACAAAAATGAAACCTGAAACAATGCAGACCATCTTTGAATACTTTGGCGGATCGCGTTGGGCTATTCCGTCAAGCAAACAGCACGAGTCAGCAATTAAAACACTTGCAATATACACTGACGAAACAATTGTTCTGGCGGTAAAGCAAGCCAAAATTGGTTTAGGTCGCACATTTATATCAGTTGCGGAACTAGCGTTGCAATGCAAGATGGTTGAACGCAAGGCAAAGAATGTTGGTGTGCGAAATGAGATCGTATTTAATCAGGCTGAAATTAATACTGATCGTGAGGCCGCGTTTAAACGAATTCTTACTTTGAGCAAAGATGAGATCCGTGCATGTGTCAAGCACGGCCGTGAAATTGGCGTACTTACAAACGATCCAATTGACCCAGATGTGTTTAAGTGGCGAGCGTGGCAAATCGGCATGGTGTCCGCGCTTGCTGAAACAATTGGATGACCGCGCCTATTGCCGCACACACATCCGCAAGTCACAATGCACGGACATTGAGCGACTTCCAGCCGATCTCATTCCGTGTCGAAGGCGTACCAGTCGCCCAGCCACGCCACCGCGCTTCGTTCCGTGGCGGATTTGCCAAGATGTATATTCCAAAAGACCATGCAATCCACCATTGGAAAAATTCTATTGCGCGTCAGGCATTTGAACAAGTAGAAAATGTATGTGAACATGCGGTCAAGGTTGATGTCTTGTTTGTGTTTAAAGCGCGGCGTAAAACCGAGATTGGCAACTTTAAAACAAGCAAACCTGACATAGACAATCTGCTCAAGGCAGCACTAGACGCGCTCACGGACGCAGGAATGTGGAGCGACGACTCACAAGTGGTGCAAGTAAATGCAGCCAAGATGTTTGGCGCTACGCCGTACATGGAAATATCTATCACGCCAGTTGACTTCTCTGTTCAACAAAGAAAGACACCCATTGGCAAAGTCAAAACCGAAAATCAAAGTTGACGCTATTGCGTTTGCTAACGGCGAGCGATACGAGCCAAGCAAAATTAAACTTATTAAGCCTAAGGTACGATTTGACTGGGAACTAGAACATCACGGTCGCAACATTCATGTGATGAGTTGCAAGGCGCCAAGCGTACCAAAGTTTGAGCAGTGGATTTTACTGTTGTCGGATGTGCATATAGATAATCCTGGATGTCATAAACCAACGCTTACACGTTTGTTAAAGGAGGCAGTTGCGCGCAAAGCAGCAATCTTTTCTAACGGTGACTTCCTCGACCTCATGCAGGGAAAAGGCGACCCACGATCAAATAAATCGGCATTAAAAGTGTTTCGATCTGCGCTATTGAGCGAGCATTATTTTGACAGCGTGGTTGATTCAACTGCTGACTACCTGTGCAGTTCTGAATGCGACTATGCAGGAACAAACTTGATTTGTTTAGGGGAAGGCAATCACGAGTCAAGTTTCCAATCAAGAAGGGAAATGGACGTAAATGCACATCTAGCGCGAGCAATTAAGAGTCGATGCGTGAGTGGCGTCACGGCTGGCGGATATCACGGATACTTGCGCGTAAAAGTGCAAGTCGGAACAAGTTGCTTTCAAAACTTAATCTGGACTATGAAACACCACCACGGCTCAGGCGGTGGAGGTCTTAGTGGTGGAACACTAGACGCACGGCGAGTGTTCACATATGTCAACGCTGATCTAGCGGTGATGGGGCATAACCACGCTAGCAATACTGTTGGTTTGGCTACCGAAATTTTGTCTAGCACCAACGGCCACTACACAATCAAAAATCGGTTTGTCGAGTTTGTCCGCATTGGCACCTTAAAAGACGAGTGGCATGCCAGCGGTTGGGCTGTCGAGCGCGGCGCTGGTACTGGCCCTGCACCAATTTGCCAAAAGTGGGTGCGCCTGTTTGTTGACTACGAGTACGAAGACAAACAAAAAGACGAGGAAGGCAACACAACTCGCTTGAGGCGTAGCCATCCTAGAATTAACTGGGAGGTCACCGATGCGCGATGAAGCCAAGATTGTGATTAACGGCAAGCACTGGAAGATCAAGTTGGTTCCTGCCAAGGATCTGCCATCAGATGCGGACGGCACTTGCTCGTATCCGCCAGGTCGATTTCCCAGCCTTGAGGTCAACAAGAACCTGACTGAGAAGCAGATCATGGTCACTTTGATTCACGAACTGCTACACGCTAGTTGCGAAGTGCTTGCGGAAGAGTCTGTAATCGCTATCAGCGAGGCGGTTGCAAAGGGACTGTGGGCGTTGCGCTATCGACGGACTTGCCCGAAGCCACGAACGCAGCGTTAAATTCAGCGTCAGACATACGGCGAGCGGCAATGTATTCGCGGATACTTGCAGGGTTGGCGTCATCCATTACTGAACGCGCTAGGTTGGCGTCCATGACCTTGCGGCGTGGCAACCATCCTACGGCGGCGCGCACGGCGCCCAACGCGCCAGACGCGGTCAGGATCCACGCAGCGCAGATGCTAAAAGCGGCTATGGCTAGCCATTGGGCTAGTGTGGCAAACCAAGGCACAATATCCTTTACGGATGCCACATTCTCAGCGATCATCTGTGAATGCTCAAGGATAATTTCAGACTCAGAATGGATAGCAACGGCGGCTTTTACCACATCAGGCTGATCGCTAGTTGCCGCAATGTAATCAGCCTGTCTTGCGATTTTTACGCTTGACGCCGACACTTGGTTTGCGGATTGTGCAATCTGCCTTGTTGCGCTGCATCCCGCGCAACACGCGATTGCCAGCGTCACAATTACTTTTTGGAGAACCATGATTTGATTTCGTTGAACCCGAAACCAAACGAAGCAACCAGCCAGCCAGCAACCAAACAAATACAAGACCACCAGATAGTGCCAAGAAATGCGTCCATTGTATGTCCTTCATTTTGTAATTTTATCCAAGCGACTAGCCAACATGGCTAGTTCCTTAATCATGTTCTCATCGTTCGCTACGGCGCGAACCTGAGACTTTACTAAGTCAGAGCATATCGTTTTTAACTGAGAAGTGTCAATTTGTATTTGGCGCAATGTTTCGTCCTTGCGGCCTAGATCAACTGCCATCATCAGAACTCCTAGCGAGATCATGCACAGCGTTCCGATCTGGACTGTCGATTGCAGGGTACTTGGAACGGATACGACTGTTTGTTGCTTAGGCGCCATGACTAAGATCTCATGCTACCAAGTACGGATATCTGGACATACACAGATGCTACATATTCACCTGTCTTGACACCAATAGTGTACCACACAAGATCGGGTTCAAATCCGACATCTTGGGATGTCTTCTTCCAGGTGTCCACATCGTAATAGTTGACGCCATCCCATGAGCGCTGGATCGTCACAATCGTTCCGCCAAGCGTTCCGCCAGCGGCGTTGGATATTGACACATTAAACCAACCGTTGATACCAATGGGAGTTGTCCACTGGTTCTGCGCGCTGACTGTTCTGGCTGCTTGAATTGGCATTACGAATTCCATGCCTCGCCGAGCGCGGCGACTTCTGCAAACTCTGTCAGGTCAACGCCAACCATGTATTCCTGCATGATGCGGATATGGTCGGTGTGGCGCTTCATTACCTTGGACATTGGCTCTGGATTGATGACATCAGTCTGCTTGTATCCGCCAGCAATGATTAAACGAATACCATCGCACACATCTTTGAGGCCGTCCAGATATTCTTGTGTCTTATCGGGTTCCATGTTGCTCCTAGTAGGACGGATAAAATTTTGCGGTGGCTGAGTCATATGTCATAATCAATGCCTTGCTAACAACAGCCGTGCTTGCCAGCGCAATATTGCCAGCGGTGGTTGTAGTAAAGATACCAGTTGGAATTAGCGTGATCTGACCGCCAGTAGTTGCAATCGTAGATGGAGCCGTAATCGTAACAATTGGAGTTACGCCACTAATAAACACAATTGAAGTTGTTGGAGCAATCGTGGTTGCACTTGCAATGGTCGGTGCTACTTGACCAGTTGACGCAACGCCAAAGATGCGGTTGCCAAGTGTAGTGCTAGTTCCAATGACGGTTGTATTTGACCCAAGACCAAGAGCGTCAGTACCACCAATTACAACTTCTTTAGTTACGCTATCGCCACTTGCTCTTGCTTTGAATCCAATATAAACATTGCCTTCGCCAGAAAGAGTGTGGTCAACATTGGATGCTGTTTTGTATCTTCCAGCACTGTGACCAATACCTGTATTTCCAGATCCATTTGTAATATTTCTTAATGCATTAGTACCAACTCCAGTATTACTATCTGTTGTTGTAATCGCATATAAACTTTCTAATCCACATCCTGTATTTTGAGATCCCGATGTTAATCCATTTAAAGAACTAATACCAAACGCAGAGTTATAACTTCCACTAGTAATACTTACCATTGTATTATAACCAAGCGACGAATTTCCAATGGCTGTTCCAGCAGTATTTCCAAACTGAGATTGGTATCCAATAGCAGTACATCTTTCTGCTGTTGTTGCCCTATACATTGCACTAGTACCAATAGCAACATTTCCGTTTCCACTGGTTGTCTTTGCCTGTAGTGCATCTTTTCCAATGGCTACATTATCGTTGACCGTAGTGGCAATCTTTAAAGCGTTTGTGCCAAGCGCAAAATTATTAGTGCCAGTATTAATAGCACTGGCAGCATCTGTTCCCGCTGCAAAGTTTCCAGTTCCTGTGGTTACAGCGTCCAATGCTCTAGAACCAATTGCAATGTTTCCACTAGCAGTATTTAATAACAGTGCGTTATAACCAATAGCAATACAATCAACAGCAGTACTAGCAGCACCTAGCGCATCACTGCCGATGGCAATATTAAAATCACCAGTTGTAATTGCATCTCCAGCAAAATACCCAATAAGTGTATTGTGTGTTCCTCCAGCGGTAATAGCAGCACCAGCAGACACACCAAGTACAGTACTGGATGTACGAATTACACCAAGAGATACTCCGTTAATTGTAGTAGTTTGAATGTCATTGGAAAAAACAGTGCCACCAATAGTAGCATCAGCATAAACTTCAAGGCCGTCCTGTAAGGTTTGAAACGCGCTGAAGTTGTTGTCAACATTCACATACGCGCCGTTGGTCACAGTGTCAGCGTTGCCTGTCAGATTGCCTGTGACATTGCCAGTGATCTGGCCAGTCACCCCAAGCGTTCCTGTAATCGTCGCGTTGCCAGTGACGGCGATATCGCCAGCAACAACATAGTTGCCGTCAACCGTGAGATCGCCCTCGACCTCAACATTGTTGAAGGTTGGGTTTCGACCGAATACACCGCCTAAGTTCTTAATCATTAGCAGTCCGTAGCGTTGGCAAATTCTGGCAAGGTTTTGAGATATTCATAGGCTTGCTTGATTGGGTTTTCACCGTTGATGTCGTAGGCAAATTGATACGACAATTCTTCAATGACGCACAATTTATCAATAGTAGTAAAGTTAATAATTGCGTTTGCGTTTAATTTTGTTGTATTAACAGAGTTTACTTTGATATAGCAATTGTTTACAACTGCATCAATCCCATATTTTGTTTTGAACGAAAAGTTTGAAGACATAGCCATTTTTATTTTCCTTTTGTTTATTGTGCAATAACACGAACAGCCAAATTTCCAGCGGCTAAATTAATTGCCGCACCAGTTTCATTTTGAAAACGAACACTAACATTTCCTGCGCTAGATACATAAGCCGTAACTGTAATTCCTTGTAGATCTAATGAATAAGATGCAATAGCAATATTTCCAAGAGCCGCATTTGTAACAGCAACCACAACCGTAATTCCATCGCCATCAGCAATAGATGCTGGATCAATACCAGATGACCCAACTCCAACAGTTTGTGTTTGAATACATGTTGCACTGCTTTGATTTAGCGTATGTGCGTTTGTAAAGTTAAATACTTTATTTTCAGTAAGTTGACCGTTTGAACAAGTGGAACTTACAAATAATCCGCGATACCCAAGAGAATTACATTCAACACTGTTTCCATAAATATTAAACCTATTTGTGTTTCGCACATCTATTGCGTTTGCAAGATCAGTAAAAAAGTGAACAACATTTCCGCAAATTATCAAATCTGTAAGTTGATAATATGTTGGATTAACAAGAATTGCGGCGGCTAATGCTGATGTTGCATTCAATTGATTATTTGAAATATTTACTCTTCCAAATGCTGTGGCAACACAATCTGCTTCCGATGTTATTCTAATGCAAGAATAAGTTTGACTTTCAATACTATTGGTGGAAACAAGAACAACAGATGTTCCTTGAACTGGACTAAAATCAATTCCAATATATCCGCCTTTAATTTTATTGTTGATTATTCTTGCGCCGCCAGTTCTATATTTTATTCCAATTGCATTAGGTCTATTTGTATAAAAATTATTGTTATAAAATCCGTTGTCTCCATTATCTCCAAATAATGCATTCATATTAGCAAATACTCCGTAGTCGCTATAAAATGCAAAATAACAATCGCTTATGTTTACAAAAGTAGTATCGTATAGATATACGCTAGTGGGAATATTTCTAATTGTTACATTGTGAAAGTTTGACCTGAGATTCATGTTAAGTTCCCCAGGATTTATTACGATTCCATTACCAGATGCTTTTTGGGTTGAAGTATTTACTCGAAGATAAAAACTTTCAAATATTGCACCCAGTTCATTGACAAGCAATCCAGTTGAATCTCCACCTGAGTGGTAAATAACATCGCCAGTTGTTGTGTCAGTAGAATCTAAGATTGTTGCCAATCCATCACCAACTATTCCTCCAGTAACCATTGTTATTCGACTGAATTTATAACGACCAGCGTTGTAATAAACAATTTTTCCCGTGTTGTGTGCCGCTTGCATTGCCGCCGTATCGTCAGCCACCCCATCACCTACGGCCCCAAAGTCTTTCACCGATACAGTGTCCTTCAGTTTGGCATCGACCGTTCGTGCCGTTGCGCCTGTGCCAGTCTGTAGAAATGTAACCTGTTCAGAGGTTGGTTTAGTCATGGCCATGTTTGTGGGTTCCTTTGTTTAGATTAACAGTCTGTTGCGTTAGAGAATTCTGGCAAGGTCTTGAGATACTCATAGGCTTGCTTGTACCAAGCCAAATCAACAGATGGATTAAAATTATATACAGAGTTAGAAATTTCATTCCCCTCTGCACAATCCAAGATCAGCACTGTTATTTGAACTAATGATTTGTTTCCATTAAGAGAATGAATTTTAATGTATGCATTATCAAATTGAATTTCTTTTCCAGCAAATTTTTGAATTATATTTTTTTTAATAGCCATTGTTATTTCCTTTGTTTTTATAGAGATACATCTCCACCCATACATGAGACATGACATAAACCAGTTAAAGCAACTAGAGTTGTTGTTCCAGTAGTTACTACTTTAATATCTACATATGTTGTTTGAACTGAGAACACATATGCATATTGCATTGGATCTGAGACTGCAACACTTACACAATAATCTGCATATGCCGCTGCATTAATAAAAGTAATTCGATAATGCCCAACTGCAATTTGAGAAAAACCACCCATAAGTGTTGTAACATTGTATGAAGAGTTACTACATCCAAATGCAACCGAAAAAGAAGTGTGAGCAAATATTGCACCAATATGCGCTACATCCGTAGCAACTCCAAGTTTTCTTAGTGTTACTCTTCGCCGTGCAACAATTGGTGTTGTGTTATAAGTAATTTCAAAACCATTATTGCTAGTCTGGTAATTATCAATTAAAACAAACGCTGGATTTGTAACTGTTGTTAATAATTGCCCATATGAGACACTTTGTGCAGCAGCAATTTTACCACCAACAGCAAACAAATGATCTTGTGTTGGGCTGGTTGGGTATAAACCAACACACCAATTACCTGTCTGGGTTGAGTTTGTTAGTGGCTGAAGAGTAACAAGAGTTGAAGCACTGATTGCAGTAATCGCTGTTGTAGATGTTGTTGGTGATGTTGGTGCGCTAGAAACAAGATAGTCACCAACTTGAAACGCACCATAAAACCAATGTATTGTTGTGTTTGTAGTGTTGGATAAAATAAATCCTTTTGCTCCACTAATTGAACCAGTTACGATGGAGTAAAGTGCTGGTGGAGTAGACCAACTTGTTGAAGAAACCCCACTTAAAACAATGCTGTAATACATTCCATTGAAATACATCCCAGAATAAAGGTTTCCAGTTGTAGAAAACTCCTGTAATTCCATTTGAAATTTTGAAATGTTTTCAGATTCAATTCTATAAGATGCTCTAATTGGATCGCTAAGATTTTGTCCAGTCCCCAGTTTGCTAAGAACCGTTGCCGTATTTATGTCTGGTCTAGCATTTAATACCATTCCAGGATGAAGCGGCGAACTAAAGATCTGTTCTCCAACAAGTCCACCACCTGCGTTTGCTGGATATCCAGAATTTACAGTAAAGATTACTCGTTCATTTGTTGACTTACGAGATGTAACAACTTGTGTATCTCTATTGTCTGTAATTCTATAACTTAAATCACAAAATTCATTTGGAAAGGTTAGTAATTTAAGATAGAAGTAACAACCATCTTCAATATAAACAACGCCTCCATAAATACCAATAGAATTTATTGCTAGTTGAACAGCAGCGGTATTGTCTGTTGACGCATTACTGACAGCCCCAAAGTCCTTAACGCTGACGGTGTCACGCATCTTTGACTGTGCGCTTCGTGCGACTGCGCCTGTACCCGCTGGCGTGTATGTCACCAAGTCCGCGCTGGTCGAACCAATAGCGTCAGTCAAGAAATTGACAAACTCGATGTTGTCAGTGCCAGCCACAGGCGCCGCGCTGAATGTTAGGGTTAGGCCACTAATCGTGTAGGTGTTCTTGTTCTGATACACACCTCCAATGAACACCTCGGCGCTATTGCCAAGCGCGCCTGGGTCACTTGCCAAGGTGAATGCCACTTGCGCTCCAGTACCGCTAAAGTTCTGGCGTGTCATTGTCGTAGGCGCACCGCTTGAACCAGCCGTTACCACGGTCGGCAAACCTGTTGCGCCAAAGGCTAGGAACGAGTTCGCCCTAGACGCAGCCGTTGGCAATTCCATGTTCAACGCGCCATCGCTGATTGGGATCTTGAGTGTTCGATCACCAATGTCGGAAATCTGCTGGATCTGAATTGTGGCTCGATCCAGAGCGTCCGTAATGACCTCAGGATAAAAGCCGCCTTGGTTGGTCAGATCAGTTGGCTGGAGGTTGGCAATGTCGCTAGTGGCGGTCAGTTTGTACAGGGCAGACAGTGCAGCAACTAGCACAATGTTGCCGCCAGGGTTACTGTCTTGATCGCCATTTAAAGTAATGGTGTAATCTGTGACAATAGTTAGAGTTGTTTCAATACCAGTCGAAATGGTTAACCGAATGACTTGCACATCAGCCGTGCTAAACACCTTGTAGGTGAACGGAAATGTGGTCGTCACACCATTGCCTGTGAACGGCCCTGCGATTCTTACTGTGCTGGAAATAGTCATAGTTTGTCTCCTGTAGGATGTTAATTATTTGGTGAATGGGTATGGGTACCCTTATCGTTTCTTGACGCCAAACAGTGGCGCCGTAATGTTTTCTGTTTCGCCTTCCAACAGTGCCTCGATGCCGTCAATTGTTCTGTTGATCTGTGCCGCTGGTAGACCAGAACTAGATCCAATGATGTTGATCGCAGCCTTGCGGAACGCGGTATCGAATTCAAGTTGCGCCGCTTGAGTTGCAAATTTGTATGTGTCGCCAATCATTCGTAGACCAGCAGGGCCACGGTAATCGGTTCCGTATGTCTTGGTGTCTGTGAAGATCTTGGCTGCGTCAGCAAACTCCCTGACAACCATGAATGAACCCATTAAGAATGACAGTTCTTCTGCTGCAAGTTCCTTTGCCATTTCTTTCAAGTCAAACTTGTCATCGTCATCGCCAGCCTGTGGAGTCAACAACTTCTTGAGCATGTACATGGTCACAACTGGAACAACCCAAAGCATTGTTTGTTGTGCAACCCACTTTCCAGCGTTCTTCTCAGTCATGCCCTTTAGGACGGCAAGGTTCAAATTGGTATTCATAAAACTGTAGAACACCGTAAACAATTTTTGGATAGGCCCGCCGCGTTCAATTGCTGACAAATCCTTTAGCATTCCACCGCCCTGCGAATCAATCACAGCCTGATCTGCAATTGCTATTGCCAACTTCTCATCTGAGTTAATTGACAATTGTTTCTCGTATGCGCCAATCCATGTTGGAACATCAACCATTCTTTGCATCTGCATCATCAGAAAGTAAGTGCCAACCCTGACTCGTTTCATTGCAACATTCTCGCCACGAACCATGTTCTTGATTTCGTTAAGTTCACGAAACTGTGTGCTTCCACGGTTTGCCATGAATGATGACAATCCGTAAACTCGTTCTATTGCCGCGCTTGGATTTGACGCGCTAACCGCAATTCCTCTGCCAATCCACTTTGCGCCAACCTTCACAACCGATTGTGCAAATCCTGTGATTTGACCAACGGCTGACATAAGATTAAATCCAAGTCCAGCGGCTGACACGCCCTGCCTCAAATAGTTCAACGCCATTTCCCCAGCGTTTGTTGCTCCCTTATCGCCAGCGGCAACATCTTCAATCCATGTTTTAATTTGCTTTAGGAAATCTGATCCGTACTGTTCTCGCACCGCTTTATCAAACGAACTGGATCGCATTAATCTATTGGCGTCAATCAACCATTCACGCCATGAAAGATCGTGAATAACTTCGCCAATTCCAGAGTAAAGCGCAGACAGATTTAACAACAGTGGTCGGTCATGTACTTCCTTTGATCTTGGCTTGGCATAACTATTGCGAGTAGTCGATGCCATGCGAGCGTCTCTAAGATCTCGCAAAGCCTGTTCCGCTGCTGTTAGTGATTGAGTTCTTGCACTAGCCTTTGGATCATATTTGGCTGGGTAGTATCCGCCCTTTAAAGAAACTATTTGACCGTCAGAACTCATAACTTGAAACGGCTTTGGCTCAAGCATTTGCGGTTCTCGTCCAGCAGTGCGACGATACATTTCAATAATCTCGGTCTTGTATGTTTCTGAGTGATCCCAAATTTCTTGCACTGCGTTGAGTTCTGCCGCAGTAAGCGTTTGAATAATTGGCATGACTTGCTCAAGAGTCCATCCCTCACCATCAAGCAGACGCTGCATGTTTCCTTCGTTGCCCATGTTTAAGGCAACTGCCAATACTTGTTCACGATTTAAACTACGGTCAACGCTTGGGAAATACACGCCAGCGCCGCCCATCTTTCCGTTCTTAAATACTGGATCAAGTATTTCAGATATGCGCTTAGTTGCGGCAGCGCGCATTGTCGTTTCTTTATTGGCGGCGTTGTTTGCGCTGCGAACCAAATAGTTCCATAATTTTCCAGCCTCTTTTCCACCATCCATAATTTGAACAATAATTGCAGCCTTTAAATGCGCCGCAAAAAACGCACCAACTGCTTCAACGCTGAGGCCAACATTTGTTGCAGCCGTGCGCGTCTTTGCTTTGCGACCGCCAGCATTTTCATTGATGCTCTCAACAATTTCAGTCTTCGCCTTCTCAAATGTAATCTTGCGATCCATTGTCAATACAAGTTGCTGAGCCTTGCCAGTATGTGCTATCTGCTTAACAGTATCAATGACATCTTGGAATTCTTCAGGCGTCAGTTCAAGGAAGTTCTTGCGAACAGACTCTTGGACAATGTCTGGGATCTCAATGTCAAATCCAATGTCCTGTTGCACTTGCGCCCAGGTTGCCAATGGCGTCCTAGTTGTTGGCGCAACATACTTGCCCATCAAACCAAATCGCTCAAGGATTGCTTCGATTTGGTCGGCGTGATCCGCTCCCATGTTCTTGCGGTTTACATCGCTGACAATTCTCTTGACATACGCTAGCGCCTTGTCAACCTCTTCAAGAATCTTGTACCCCTCTTTAGCAAGTTGATTTTGAATGACCTGCTGGTGGCTTGCCTTCTTGGCAACAATCGCAGGGTCAACATCGCCGTACTGCTTCTTGTGAGCGTCAATCTTCGCCTGTGCACGCTTGATCGCCTCCACGCTCTTGACCAGCGCCTCGGACGCGGCAACAGACTCTTCCACTCCTGCGGCGATCTGCTCGTTGAATGACCGCGTGTACGCGCTCTTGCCAGCCGTCTCAGGCGACTGCATTGCCTTGACCGCCGTGTGCTTATCCTTAGCCACTCTGGCTTCCGCTGCGACATAGTTCCGTGGCTTGATGTCTTTGATAGCCATCCTGCCAAGAATCGTTCTAGCGAGTTCCTTGGCGCCCTGCATGATGACCGCAACAGGAGTCTTTACCTTGGTCAAGTATCGGTTCTCAACGGCAACCTGTCGTGCGCGCACTTCGTTGGCAAGAGCCTTGTTGACAGCCTCTTCCTTCTCGGCTTCTGTGTTCATGCCGCCATGCTCGTCTAGCATTCTGGCGTCAGTTCGTTCTTTCAACTCGTCCTTGAATGGCTTTAATTCTGCCAGCGCACGAATCAACTGGTCACCGCTGCTAAAGCCAAACATCTCGGCTGCTAGGTCTGGCGCTAGTCCGCCTTCCATTGTCATGCCACGCAACTTGGTCAAGTCAACCGCTGGCGCCAAGCCAGTGGTGCTAGTTGGGTACATGCCGCCAACAGCAACGCTGTCAATCTTGTTGCCAACAAGTACTTCGATTTCCTTGCCGTCTGGGTCAACCATCTTGCCAGTCTTAAAGAATCGTTCAGCCTTGCGGGCTGGCTCGTTGCCCATCTTGTCAGACTCTTCGCTACGAATAACCTTTCGGAATCCGTCTTCAGCGTCTTGCATCTTCTTCAAGAATCCTTCTTTAGCGCCAGACTCCCACTTCATTTCCTTAACGGTTTCCTTGAGCAATTGAGTAACGCCCATTTCATGCGACTCTGCGTTTTGGGCTTGCATTGCCGCCCATACTGCGTCACTCATCCCAGACTCTTCTTGCGTTTGGTACATACCCTTAAAGTTGTCAATCGCTTCGCGCCGTGAGATCTGCTCTTCGGACGCAAGCATTCGATCAAACACTCCGCGCACCTCATCAGTCAGGAACGGCAGGTCAGTGCCAAAATTATCCCTGTAGATATCGTTTAGATCGTCGCGAATAGATTTGTATGCTCGCGTTGCCCAACGGCGGAATCTTTCAAACACGCCTTGCAGTTCAACGCTTGGCGCCCTGCCTGTGGTTACCCAAATTTCTGCGTTGTATGCAGCCGTTTCGTGGTGTCGGCGTTGCTCTTCAAGAGTCATTGCGTTCCAGTTCGCAATGCGCTCTTGCATATTACTGCCACCAATGCCAAACCATTTCAGCAATATGTCGGCGTCTGATTTAGACAATTCGCTTGCGGCTGAATCAGTTGCTGTTCTAAATAAATCAATCACAAACCAATGCATTAATTCATGGAAAACAGTAAGTGAATTAGCATTCTTTATAGTAATTAGATTTCTAACTGGATCAATTTCGCCGCGAGTCCCGCCTGTGGCTGCTTGGAATAGCGGCAGTCCCTGGCTTACTTGCTCGGCTAGTGCGGGAGTGACGGTAAATCCTTGTTGAGTCATGCTCTTACCGCCAGCAAATTTAACTTTTAAATTGGCAGCAAACGCATTTGCTATTTCTCTTGTTCTTGCTTTATCACTAGTGTCTCGGTTCGCTTGTTGCAATTCTTCTAGTGCTACATCGGATACATCGCTTTTTTCTAAGTCTGTTTCTGCTCTAAACTCGTTAATAGTAATTTTATCATTAATAAGTTTTACTGCTTGATTTGAAATTTCTTTGGCGTTTATTTTTCTACCAACAGATTTTTCAATTTTAACTTCTCCAATCTTGTCACCACCCAACTTCTTAAGCATCTTGCCTAACGCTTGTGGAACAATAGTGTCGTAGAACTTCCGCATTCCTTCGCCGCCAATTTCAATGTCGCCTGACGCAATAGTGTGAATCTCGTCTGGCTTTGCGTCCGCTTCTTCAAGCAACTGCTTGCTACCAGCCTTGCCAAACACTTCGTTAATTCTGTTTGCGCTGACAGATTGCTCGCCCTGTACAGGCGCACCGTTCTTAATTGCGCTGTATGTGTATGTGCCATCATCGTTGCGCGTAATCTCAACTTCGTCCACGGCCTCAGTCAAAGCCTTGCGATAGCGCTGAACACTTTGATCGCCGTCAACAAACGCAACGCGGTCGTATCCACCGTTGACCGCCTCAAGCAAAATCTGCTTTAGTCCAAGTTCAAGCCAACCGCTAGTTGTTTCAACAAATGGAGCGGTAGGAATACCAAAGTCCCCTTTTGTGAGTTGTATGTCAACAGCAACAGACTTATTTGCTGTTTGAATGTAATCATTAATTGTTGCAATATCAGAATTGCTTTCTATGCCAAAAGTGTCTGCCCACTCTTGTCCATCTCGGCTCATTGCTACAATTTCGTCAAGAATTTCAATAGTTGATCCTGTTCCCCATTTTTTATTTTTCCAATTTTTAAGAGCCTGTAATGCTTCATCTCGCTTTAACGCAGACTGTTCAACTAACTCTCTTCCTTCTTTTTCTAACGCAGCCTTTTCTTTAAAATCAACAAAACCTTTTTCTCTTCCTGCTTGTCCCCAATCACTCTGCACTTCTTCGACAAATAAAACCTTTTTGCCGTCAGCGTCAACGCGGTCGTTCATGCGAAGGTGGACAAGAACATTGGGTTGATCCCAATGGGCAGACCGATATGGATCATTTTTTGCAATGGCAACAACTTTGTCGCCTTCCATTATTTTGCGTGTTCCTAATGCATCGCTTGGCAGCGTCACCAACGCTTCGCGATAGTTTGTTCCGCCAGGCAATTGGTATCTTGAATATTTTGTTGGCGCGTCTAAACCGCCACCCTCACTTTCACCTTCAATGTAATCATCGATACTTGTGCCAAACTGCTCATCCAAAGCCACATCAATAATTGCATGAAGTTGGCCGCGCCTGTAATCGTCTCCGCCCTCAGCATTTATTTCTTCTAATTCATCAAATGCAAATGCAATGTCTTCACTTATTGCATCAGCATCTTGCAATGCCAAATACGCCTGAGCCGTTCCAGTTTCAACAGCCTCTTTTAACGCTAAGTCATCGCTCTTTTGTTGAACTTCAACCTTAACGCCGCCAGCGTCTAAGAACGCCTGAACCTGTTCCTTGGTAATCTTGCCCTCTTGCAAGTCAAGCCAGTTGTTAAGGCCTGACCAGTAGACTTCCTTTTCCTTGACGACACCCTTAGCAATCAAGCCCTTGATCTGCTGCTTCCAACTGTCTGCGCTGGCTGACTTGGTTGTTGACTTGCCTACTTCGACGCTTAGAGCGGAGTAGAAGGTGGCTGGGACTGCCTCCTGCCTCAATATGTTCGGATCTTGCTGACCAAATGTGCCGACATTGGCTATGGCGGATTTGATTTGGGTAGGTTCAAAAGCAGCATATGTCACTGACTTTTCTTGTGTTTTTGCAGAAACTTCCTCTGTTTTAATTCCATCAAATCCAGCATCAACAAGTGATTTAATAAATCCTGAGTTGTCAAGAATATTAAAAATTGGAGTTAGGGTTCTATATCCTTCAACCAAATAAGAAATCGGATCTGCAACTTGATTGCTTACAGATACATATCCAGAATCAATATTTGATTTTGCTATGCGGCGTAACGCATCTTCATTGTATGGCAAATTATTTTCTGCAAGAATTTGTTCAACAGTTGTTTTTCCACCATATTCAAAACCTTTTAAAACAATCGGATTTTTTATAGATACAAACAAAGGATAAATTGTTGATCCTTTTTTTGGTTTTTCACCCATCAACCTTCTTCCGCCAGCAACAAATTCTCCTGCATGGGATGCAGTTTCTGCCACCCAAATTGGTCTGTCATTTCTAAATTCTAAAAAATTTGATTTTGTTCCGTGATAAACCACCATCGGCTTACCTTCAGCGTCAACAACCTTGCTGTCGCCAAACCATTCCGTGAAGTTCTGCCACACGCTAGATCCGTCAGGCGCCGTGCGGTCACCAAACTTTTCCTTTGCCCATGTGACTATTTCAGGACGTTGGCTTGCTTCGTCGAACGCTGCCTGTTCGCCAAGATTCAAGTCAGCGCGTGACGCTTGCTCAAACGATCCTTGCGCTGGCGCCTGTTGCGTTGCCTGTTGCTGCGACCGAAAAGTAGGAACAGGATGTTGAGCAACCCACTGCGCTGGCGTGATGCCAGCAGCAGCAGCGCCTGTGACAGCGCGAGCCTGAACTAACTTGGCGGCGAACAAAGCCTCGGTTGGTGGTCTACCAGCCGCAACCAGTTGGTCGTTGACTACCTTCTCAATCTCTTTAGCCTCGCGCACGAACTGCGCGTTGGTCACTTCTTGCACAGCCATCTCGACTTGCGCGTCCTTCATGTTCTGCTGCATCGTCTCTTGCTGTGCAATCGCTTGCTTTGCGCTGATCGCGTCAGGGGCAAGGCGAGCGTGTTCCATCAATGGCGCCTCAAGTTTGGTGCCGACAATGTTGGCTGCAAACTGAGCGGTTGGGATCTGAATGTCGCCGCCAGAAGTAGCCTTAGATAATTGTTCACGAACGCCAGGCAATGCGTTGTCGATCTGTTGCGCTGTCAAACCAGACTGGTTCAGCACATTTACCATCTCTTCAGCGTCAACATACATCGTCTCTGCCGCTGTTCCTTGGGCTTGTGCCGCCACAAAGTTGGCTAGCGCGCTAGGCGATCTACCCTTGAGTTTGGTGGCTTGCACATTCTTACTAAGGTCTGTCAGGAATTGCTTGGTCTTGGCTGAGTCCCTGATGTTCTTTGCGTCAACTGCCAAGTTTAACACTGGGCCAAACGAACCTATTATTGCAGTTGCTTTCCAGGTCTGATACGAAATATCTACCATTTGTTCAATAAATTTTTTGCGCCCTTCTGGTGTTTCAAATATTGTCACATAATCACTATCTGTGAATGACTTTGCAAATTCTTCTACGGCAACCGCAGTTGCGTATTGCGAAAGTTCTTCTATTTGTTCGCCGCCCTCAGACATTGCATAATATTTGCCAGCAGTCTTTACGGCACTTCCAACTGTTGTTTTTTCTAATCTTGTTGCAATTACATCACCAACAGTTTTTTTAATAACCATTTTGAACGGTGCTACAGCCAATCCAAGCGTACCCATTTCAATTAATCCGCTGATTGTGCCGCCAATCCTAGACGCAGTTCTTGCAGTTTCTTTTGGAACACCACTTCGCAACAAATCTTTGTAAAGCATTCCGCTTTCAATTTGGGATGTAACTACTCCAACGCCAGCAGTTGCACCCAAACCAATGCCTGTCAATACACCTCCTGCAACTGTGGCTGGTGCAAGTGGGCCGCCAGCCAAGCCAAGTGCGCCACCTGTTACGCCGCCAGCAATTGCGTATTTGGCAACTTCTGGAGCCATTGAACGCGCTTGACCAGCGGCATACGACAAGCCTCCAAACAAATATGTATTGATTGGCGGCGGTGCATTTTGCTCTAGAAAATTTAATCTTTGGCGAGTCTCTTCACTCAGATCTTTCTCTTCAAGATTGTTGTTATTCATCCAGTGATAGATCAAAGCCTCTTCAGTTTGATATTGTGTTCCTTCGTATTGTTGTGATATTTCTAACGCAACATCTTTAGGAAACGGCGATAAAGTTGCCGCAGAATAAGCAACCTTGAATAGCGCGCCAACCGATGTCAGTTGCGGAATGTCGTCATGTGCTACCGATGCAAACTCACGCCTCATCATTTGGCGTCCAAGAATTGGATCGCTTTCCATCAAATCATACATTTCAAATCTTTTTTGATCTGCTATCCGCTTTGCTTCAGCAGCGTTTCGCATTGTCAAATCTTGACCAAGACCAATTGCGCCACCGACCTGTTGGGCTTTGGCGGCATCGTCTGGGTTTATTCCAGATACGCTTGCAAAGGTGGAATTAAGTTGTGTCTTCGGACTCTTGCGCTGTTGGATAACAGTGTCAAAGGTAGATTGTGATTCACCTAATCCTGTTTCTGTTTGCTCGACACTTTGCTTTTGCCTTTGACTTATTACTTTATCAAATGCAGATTGCGCGCCTGTGCCATTAGAAGGCACAACATCAGAAAGCATGTCGTTTGCTGTTGGTTCCATTATTAAATTTCAAATCCTGGCATTCGGTTAGGTTTACTTAATTGTGTCTTTACTTTAGTTTTTTGCGTCTCTAAATTATACCACTTCATAATTTCTTCTTGCGTCATTTTTTCATCTTCATCAAGCCTTACTTCTTTTGCCTTGATTTTTACATTTGGATTTTCTTTTTGCTGAATTTCTAATTCTTTTTGTGCAATGTCTTTTTTGTTCTGTAATAGTTGCGCGTTTCCCCTGCGTTCGTAATCACGGTAAACAGAAAGCGGTATTTCTACGCCATTGATTGTGTAGTACGCAGTTGTCCGTTTTTCTTCCGTCATTGATCCAACGATGACATTGGTGGTGTCACCAAAGGCATCACCAGTGCTTGCCGTGTCTAATAACACGCGATCAATAACTTCTCTTACTTCTAACGGAGTTTTAGCCTTGCTTTGATAGACTGCGTTTTTAATTGTTTGTTGCAAAATTAAACGAGCATTTTTGTCTTCTTCGGATTTAGGATTAACTAAATTGGATCTGCCGCTATTAATCAATTCAACCTCAAGAATTCCAACATCAAACGAAGCCTTTGCTTGAGTTTCGGCAAAGTCTTTGCTGTTTATTTTGGTAAGCAAATCTATGCGGGTTTGCTTAGTCATTAATTCACGATTTTCAAACACCCATTCTTTTGTAAGAATCTCTGGGTTCTCTGCAAGTTGAAGTTCAAAATCGAGATCGTTTCGTTCTCTTTGTTCTTTGAGAGCAAACTGTTGATCTTTTGGAGAAAGTCTGCCAAACAAAATAGGATTCATTTCAGCGACGTTCATATCTATTACAGAATTGAATAATTCCATATATTGTTCTTTGGCATACGCTTGCTGTTGTTCGTTTTGCTTTGTTATGCTTGCTATGGCTTGCGCCCGCATGGCTGGATCTGGGATTTGCTCGGTGGCAATTTTGCGAGCCTCCTGCTCTGTTTCAGGTGGCTTTGCATTCTCCCTGTTAATATTAGGGTTTTGACTGTTTAAATTGCGCGGATCAATTGGCTTGTTATTTTTAAATGCTTGGTATCGCATCGGTTCTTTGCGAGCGGTAGACAATACTTCTCCAGTAACAAGGCGTTGGCCAGCCTCGACCATATCAGCGGATGCAAGTCCAGACATCTTGACCATTACGCCGTCATCCATCTTCATCACGATTTCAGTAACGCCGTCAGTGGTTGTTATTAATTCAACTACTCCATCAAACGGTGAAAGAACATCAGTGCCTGGAGCCGCGTCAATATAAATTCCATTTTGAGCGCCACCTTCTGGAATTGTTATTGCGCCCACCATTGGCATTTGAAATCCGCCAGTAGTTTGGCTGTCGGCAACTCCAGTTGACCAAATGTTTGACGCAATTTCTGATGGGGCAACACGGTCAATGTTTGCATCAATTGACTTTAGCAATGAGTCTGCGGTATTTGTGTCAAGATGGTTGGCCTTGTTCTGCTCTTTCACATAGTTCATTGCAGATTGATACTTTCCATCAATCATCAATCTGTTTGTGACTCCTGTTGCAACTTGACTCCAGACCTTGGTTTCTAGTTGCTTCATTTGGGCAGAGTTCTCAGCAAAGCCTTGCAGTCGTCCAATTTCCCTTACTTCAGCCATAGCAACGCCAACATTCGCATTAAAAGATCCAACAGGAATCTTGGTGGTTACACCATTGACAACAACATCTGCGGTCTGATTTCGCTTGTTGTAATCGTTTACCGCAAGTCCAACATATTCGTTGGTTCGCGCCTCGGCTGCTGTGACTGCAAGAACTTGTACTTGCTTGTTTCTGTGGTTCAGTATCTGACCCTGAAACGCCAACAGGTTTCTAGATGCAGCCTGTTTGAACATCTGCTTCTGTGTGTCGTTTTTCAGACCATCCGCAATTCCGCTTGCAGACTGAATCATTGCATCGTTGACTGCCTGAAAGTTTGATTCAGCGTCAACACCCTGCATGTTCATGTACCCATTTTGTCCGTTCAGCAGTTGCTGTGTCGATTGCAGGAACTGGACATCGGCAGCCTTGGCGCCAGCCTCGTCAATTGCGTCTTGGATGTTGCTACCTACATTCCAAGCGACATTGCCAGCGCGGGTCATTGCTTCACCCAACTGAACTTCTTGATCCGCCGCTAAGTTACGGACTGGCTCAACGCCTGGAGCCTGTAGCGGAACATCGCCTCCGTCTTGCAAATTAGCCTGTGGAACAAACGATGAAGGTACTGTTGGCATTTTAAGATCTCACGCTTGAGTTGGCTGCGATCAGTTGATCGATTCGGTTGTTTCTCGCCCAGTTCTGTCCAATAGATGCGGCGCTGGTCAACAAACTAGTTCCTAATCCCATGCCAGGACTGATCGTTCCAGCCGTGGTGTTTAAGTTGTCGGCGCTCAAACCAGACATCACAGACTGGTTGCGGTAGTTCATGGCTTGGTTCCTAATGGATTCAGCCTGTCGTACGCTGTTTGCAGACATAGTCATCCTGTCAATCTCTTTGATCAGATCCATGCTTCCAATGACTTCTGCGGCGCTTCCTACGCCACCCTGAATGCCACGCGCCGCCATTGACGCCTTGGCTGAAGATTTAGCCTGACCAGCGCCCATTGTGTAGCGACCAATCTGTTTGGCGCTTGACAGCATTGACTGTTGCGCGCTGAACTCTGCGCTCTTGGCGTTGATCGCAGACATTTCAGACTGGAACTGTTGGTTAAGTGCTTGACTCTTGAGTTGGTTCTGCGCGCTCTTGGCTTGGTAGAAAGTTCCGATTGCGCTGTTGGCGGCGCCAAAGATCGCCATGATCGGGCCAAGTGTTTGCAGTCCACCTGCCAGACCTTCCGCAAACCCGCCGCCCTGTAAACCAGTTATTTTATTTAAAGTTGAAACTGAAGACTGAGCCGATGCAATATTTGCGGCTGACATTCCTCCAGAAGTATTTTGAAATGATGCTATAAAATCATATTCTGATGCCATATTTATGCTCCTACCACCGCTTCAATTGTGATGCCGACTATCGTCAATGGCAGTGGATCAGCCTGACGAATGTAGATTTGACCGCCTTGCGCCCATGTAGGCGTGATGTTTACACTGATTTCATCGCTACGCAGCGCTGGCGGTGATCCGTATGGCTCGTTCGTTCGCATCTTGGCTTCAGTCAACTTGTCAGCGGTAGGGCCGACAAACAATCCGCTTGACTGGAACACGCGCACCCAAGCCTGATTGATGTTCTTGACTCTACCCTGACCAAACGCCTCGATGTTGAGTGTTAGCGGAAGAGTTTGCAAGTCGCTGAAGTATTGCAAGCCAACATGTATCTTGACTGCCGCTCGCTCAATCGAGATTGAGCCGCCAACAACAACTTCGCTTGGCAACACGGCGCCGTCCGCCAATATAGAAACGGTCTTGCCTTCCAAGTGTGACAGACCTCCAACAGAATTTCGTGCAAACGCGCCGTTTGATATTGGCACATTGCGAAACGCCACCGCTAAAACCTTGTCTGGTCGAGCCTGAACTACGGTGGTCGATGAGCATCCTTCGATTGTCAGCCTGTACTGTGTTCCGTCAGTTGCCGTGAATACGAACGCATCCCCAATATCCGTCAGCGCGGGGAACGCAAAGATTGGAGTTGACGCTGTAATTGTCAGCACTTCGGTTGGCCCCCAAAGTGTTCCACCCGACACGGTCACGGTTGTTGCTGTTGTGTTGTTGCCGTCATAAGTCAAACCTGCGTCAACAAAGAAACAATCCTCAAGTGAGTCAAACGCATTGGACGACATGCGTTCTACATAACGAACTGAGTTTCCGTTGACCGTTCGCTTTACGACAACATATAAATGGTCTTCGTTACCTTCGGCGACACAAGCGCAACTTTCAAACACGCCGTCAGTGTCGTGCTGGTGCCAAGCGCCAACTTGTTGCTCAGGGACATAAGTCAAACCCAACAACAGACCAGTCGATGAAATAAACCAAAGCAACGGATGAGGCGACTTGCCGTAGCACATGTCAACAATGTCGTAATTGTCAAACAGATGGGCGGCGCGCAATGACAGATCGCCTGTGATGTATCCGTTGGACTGCCATGAGTATCCCAATTCACGAATGTGACCACCACGCGCCGCGCAGTAAACCATGCTGTTGTTGACAATCGACGGCTGCACATTGTTGGCGCCAATATAAGATTGTGGCCGCACTGAGATCGTAGTAGGCGTAATCGCATCACTGTTGACTGGAGACACACGCCACTCAGCCGCGCTAGTCAACAGCATCAACTGTTGCAACGGAACAATGTGTCGAATGGTGTTGGCTTCTCGCGCCGCAACCTTGAATGAGATGCGGTCGTCGTCATTGACAGGCAAGCGGTACGACATGTCGCTCTCAGTGCCTGACCGTGTCATCCACAATTGCTGTGGATAGTTTGTTGTTCCTGCAAATACTCGGCGTTGCTCAAAGTACGAAACAGCGCCAGGGTAATTGCCAGCACTGTTAAACACCGTCTCAACAATTGGAGGCGTGATTCCCATGTCTGGCGCAATGTTGTTGTCTGTAAATGACAAAGCCTCAGTCTGTCCAATGTATCCATACAAGCCAGACTGGATCTTGTAGATGTTGTATCGGATGGCGCCAGACACAGCAGACCAAGTAATTGTATTAAACGCGCCATTAACATACAGGTTGTTGGTTGCGCTTGCGCTGGCAGATGCCAGACTCTCGTCAATTCCGTTGGCGCCAACAGCAGTAATTTGATATGAGTTTACTATGTCAAATATCTTTGTTCCATATTCAACTGTGCCGCCACTTGTGTATGCGGTGTATGCGGTAGTATCTACAGGAATGCCAGTCGTGTAGTTTTTAAGAGATATTGTGGTTGCAGCAGGAACAGAGTTGACAACATAAAAGCCAGCGGTCAACTGAGTCATACCAAGAACGCCGCTGACATACACAGAATCACCAACAACAAATTGATGAGCAGACGAAAGCGTCAACACGCCAGGGTTTGCAAGTGTGATTGCAGTAATATTAAACGCTTCCCCGCGAGACGCTGTGACCGTAACACCGCTTGGAGTTGTTACAGATGGAACGAATGAAATAGGAACTAAAGTCCACTGCGTAGCGCCAAGTCGTCGTAGTTCGCGTGGCGCGTAGTTTGGATGAACCAGTGTCAACACATCTGAGGACTGGACATGGTGAATGTTGAACAAGTCTGCTGACAAGTATGGACTTGGAATCTCGTATGCAGGACTTGAAATTAAGAACCAGTATGTCGTGTTGGTTGGTAGGTTGCCTGTTGATGCAAGGATGCAATAGTAATTGTTTCCTAAATAACTAACCATTGCCCCGACCACATACGGTGTTGCTCCGTTATATGCGGCGCCAGTGCCAGCCAACAGTGTTGCGCCTTGCGTGTGGAATCGGATGTAGCCATTGCCAAATTCAAGAACCATCGTTTGTGTGGTGCTGTATGTGAATGGGATTAGTCGAGTCTTGTTGGCGCTGGTCTTGACTTCGCGCACGAAGGATGTGCCAGGGCGATTCACGGCAGGGCCTTGCGGCAGTGCAATAAAGTTACGCAACTTGGCGGCGCCAGATTGGAACTTCTGGTCGTCGATTCGACCAAACATTTCTGGCGACAACTCGCCACCCGCAAATGATCGGTTGAATGTGCGGGTTGTTGGCATCGTTTAGCGCCCGCTCGTCCAAGGGACAACATGTTCTGGCTTGATGTTGCGCTGATTACTGTCAGATGCTTTCGCAGTCTGCAAGTATCCAGCCATCATTTGAGTGCATCGCTTTGCTTCTGCGGAGCCAGCGTCACCCTTGATGATTGGCCCTGCCAACATGCTTGCCAAGTGCCAACTCAAAGTCAGAACGAACAAGGCATCAAACTTGGTTGAATCCGTGATCAACGCCTGGTATCGCAACACGGCGGCTTCTTGGTTGGTTCGGATTATCTTGTTGCCAAGCGTGTCAACTTCAACACCGTACGGCTGCGGCGTATACGAGCCAGCAACAACAACAGGCGGGAAGTAAGGCGTGTCAGTCGGAATCAATCGACCAGCGTAGTCATCGTGCGCGTCACCAGCCAACACGGACACGACCGTTTGACAATCGGATGGGACTGCGTACGAGTAGTCCCAAGTGGTGACTGTGTTTGTTAATTCAGCCAACGCAATACGCTTGGACGCAAAGTTCCAAGGATGCAGTTGAAGCAGCGTGTCTCGCGCAATGGAGTAGAACCGCTTACAGTGTTCGGCTTGAGCAGATCCTTCTGGCGGATCAATACTGGAGATTGTTGCGTCATCGCCTAAGTGCGCGAGTGCAAGATTACAGATGTCTACGACTGAAGCCATGCGAGATCTCCTATTAAGAAACGAGGAGAGCAGGGGTCAACTGCTCCCCTCGCTTTGGGGCAACTTTGTAACTAGCGAGTCATTTCAACCCAAGTCTTCAGCATCGCGTTTCGCCTTTGGTGACCATTTCTGTTTCACCTTAGGTTCATCCGCCACCTCTGCTACAGCCGCTCCGACAAGAACGACATTCGTGTTTGGTGCGCCGTTGTATTCAAAGACATCGCCTTCTTCGCGAATAGAGTTGTCGATGAAACACTTTGCAATTGCTTTGACTTGTGCCATAAGTGACTCCTTAAATTAAAGAACAGTGAAACCAGACGCGTAGAACTTCTTGCCGTCTTGAATCTCAGTAACAATGTCTGCTGTGATTGTTCCAGCAGTCATTGGGCCAGTAGCAACAGTATAAATTGCTCCCAGATAACGCAATCCAAGCGAAGCAATTAGTGGATTCAAACGAACTGCAAATGAGTATCCAGCAACCAAAGTTGCAACAGCAATAGTACCAGCCGTGGCAATTGTGGTTGGTGTTGTGAGACTATCAGCAGCAGAAACAACAATTGTTGGAGTCAAAGTAGCCGAACCTGCTGCGGTAAACGCAGTTCCAACAGTAAACTGCACATACAAATCTTCGCCTTCGCCAACATCTCGCGCAAGCGAGAGATCAACGACATTGGTTGAATTTGCTGTAGCAGTGACGGCTTGGCCAGTTGCAGAACCAGCCGTTAGTGAACCAGACAATCGGAGAAAATTATCAGTAATCATTTTTTTGTCCTTTCTTAGAGACTTGAATTAGGAAACAACGGATTCTGTGTTGACCAAAGAATCAACCTTACGAAGTGGTACGCCCAGGAATGTCAGCCAACTGTTTGGTTGACCGAATTGCGTCAAGCCCTGGTTGATATTCAACACCGCGCTGCTCTTGTCCAACGCAGCCAAAGCCATGCCGCTGTGTACGGTACGGTTCATATAGAACGCGCAACGACCCATTGTCATGTTTGGAATACGGTAGATTGCACGAGCCATCAACTTGATGATGTTTGTTGCAACGCCAGCAGCCTGTGTGCCAGTTTGACCAATCAAATCAGAAACATCGATGTTTGGAATACGAACAACATAACGCCAGTCCTTTACAACAAGACCGTTCTTCCATTGGTAACGAGTCGCATACGCTTGCATACGATTTGAAGAGTCATACACAGTTTGCTCGCCGAGATCCTCATGGATCAGACCAGCCTTGGAACCCTTAGGGAATGGGCAATACACGGTATTGTCACCCCAGCAGACCAAGAATACTGAAGTGTTGTCAGAACCAGAACCGCCAGCGCTAAGAACATTCGCTGCGTTTCCGCCCGACAGACTTGAGTATCGACCAGCCAAACCAAGGAACGACTTTGGTTCAGTGGCAGGGTTGCCATAGAACATTGTGGTCGCTTGGGTTTGGTTCATTGCTTCCAAGAACGCGGTGTCTTCTGACAAACGGAACTGAGCCGTGTTGCCATTCAACATTGCAAGATCCTTGTCAACTTCTGAACGCGCTTCCAACATGCCACACGCCTCGTCAACTTGTGCAGTCGTTGACTTGGTGCTTGGAATACCTTGGTTCAGTGCGCGCCAGTAAACGGTTGGCAATCCTGTACGGATCACAACACGCTCGCCAGTTGGCAAGTTGCCTTCCTTGAAGACAGCGTCATCAAGAATTTCGTTGGTTTGCGACAGAAGTTCTGCGACAACTGGAACGCGACCATCTGGATCGGTTCGTTTCGCCCAATCAGCCAAAGTGAGGTTTGTTGTAGAAAGAGTAGCCATGATTTAGTGTCCTTTTGTTAAAGTTATTGTTTGGAGTACAGCAATGATGCTTGCGAAGCGAAGTCGCGTGGCTGACCCTTTGCGGAGCCAGCGCCGTTCGTTGCGCCTACGAAAGTATCCTCGCTGAGAGATTTACCTGCCCTAAAGAAAAACCTGATTACTTCAGGATGATTCCCTAGACCAGACTGGTTTAGTAGCGTTTTCAGTTCAGGCGTACCAAAGGTGTCGAGTGCCTTCTTTGCGGTTGACATGTTTTGATCAATGGCATCGCCACCGAACTCTTTGTCAACTTTGGAGGAGTCAATCCAACCTTTGCGGATCGCTTCAAGTTCAGCCATTTGTCGTTCAACCATCTTTGGCCCAACTCGATCCAATACCTTCTGAGCGGACTCTTGGCTTAGATTCAATTCCTTGGCAACTTCCGAGAATGTGGTTATCACCTCGTTGTCGAAGTTACGGCCTTCAGGCGCCTTAAATTCGTACTTTTCAGGAGCGCCATTTTTGACCTCTTCAGTCTTAGTGGCTTCCTTAATGTCGCCATCGGTACTGCCAGTAGTGGTCGCATCCGCGACTTGCTGGGTCTTGCCAGTCTCCGTGCTAGTGACATCTGCTTTCGCAGATTCTTGTGTGATGACAGCGGCTTCGTTAGTTGTTGTCGGCGCTTCGGTCATCATTGATTCTTGAGTCATTCTGTTCCTTAAGCATCACTGGGTAGAGTTCTGGTGCTACCGAGTGAATCATGTTTAGCATTCTCAATCCACTGTTTCGTGTGCCTTCGTTAAACGCCATCTGCATGGAGTTGTGGTCGAACGACAAACGGAACACGCCAGCCTGATCCAAGAGCCTCCACAGAATTCTGCGGCCGCGCTTGTTTCCCATCATCCACTTCAAATCCGTTTCCTCGTTCTCTTTGGTCAGTTTGGCGCGCAGGTCTTTGTCTGCCTTGTCGCGTTCCTGACCTTTCAGATCGAGCGGATCGTAATTCGTCACATCAGAACTTTATCAATGTCAAAATTGATATGGGTACCGTCAATACAAAGCGACATAGTTTGCAGCAGCAGTTGTTCCTGTACTCAATACCTTTGTGCATCGAATAGGCAGAATGATTGTTGTTGATCCGTGCCAATTGAATGTGCAGTTGTCACCGTTAGACATTGTCACAACTACGGCGCCAGCGGCACTGTGCGTTACCAACAACCCTCTTGTCAATGGAATGACGGTTGAATCGCTAATCGTTACAGCGGCTGCGTAGTCGTAAGTGTTTGGTGCGCTTGCAAGTGACAGTGATGCTGGGATTGCCATGATTTATTCCTTATTGAGGGCCGTATAAAACGGATGAGAAGTTGTTGTTCTGTTCTACTTTGCTAATTTCCATGTCAGTAATTTGAAGTTCAATGCATGTTTCTTTGCCCATCATCAATTCTGTTTCTTCGTTAGATTTGACCACAGCCTTGGCGGTAATCATCATCACACTTCCAATCTTTGGCATGACGCTAATACCTAATTTCGCAAGTTGATCGGATTCAAGTTCAATGCACAAATCTTCTGGATACTTGGGTTCATTCATTTCCATTTGTCCAGGCATTGCTGGTTCGATTTTCATGCTGATCATTGGCATTGCTTATTCCTTAGACTTGACTTGGCGAAGGTGATGAGTACCCACTGAACTGATTCATTACATCCATCAAAGCGTTCTGTTGACCGCCACCAGTTGGTGACTGAGCAAGATTCTTTGCGGTGGCTGATTGTTGTTGCATCATCGCAGCCTGTTCCTTGGCAGCCATTGCCTTGTTGCGAGCATCGCGGATTAGGGCTACTTGCTTGCCAGCGACGATCAGGTTTGGATCGACGCCAAGCATGTCGCTATACGATTCCGCCCACTGATCAGAGTCAAACTTGTCCAACACATCTGGCTTCATCTGTGCAATGGCGCCTAGATTGCCGACAAATCGGTCAACACTGTTGGTTCCAATTGCGCGCTGTGCTTGAGCCAACATGGACACAAACTCGACGCTCAAGTCCATCCCTTGCAGTTCTGGTGGCGCTGGAGGAATCATGTTTGCCTTAACCATGTTCTCAAATGTGATGTCGATCAACGGATCAAGTAGTTCATTGTGGAGACGCTCTAAGACTGGGCCGAGCATCAGCAACTTCTCTTCATGGCGTTCGGCTACCTCCGTAGCAGTCATGCGAGTGTCTGTAGCGTTTGCCAGCATTAGGAACAGGTCTGCATAGAACGCACCGCGTACGCGCTCGCGCACATCCTGTATGTCACCCAGCAAGTGTTGCAGATTGAGGTTGACCTCAAACGCTGTCTTGATTCCCTGACTGCCACCATCAACAAACGAAATCCCGCCAGGAAGCGTCTCCACATCTCGATTCTTCATGCTTGTTGGCACTTGAAGCGGTGGCTTGGTTTGGTAGTCAATGCATTGAGCCTTGCGGAGTTGCTCGTGCTGTAGTTGCTTGATGTCGCCGAGCGCTTCCATGCCAGGTGAGTTGCCGTAGATATCGCCGCCGCTGACGCTCCAGCGCGGGACAAGAGCAGGAAACTTGTTGAATCCGCTCTCGCGCAAGAACTTGCCTTGGTCGCCGCCGACCTCGAAGTAGCAAGACTTGTACGGCATGTTCTTGCTGTCCTTTTTTGTCGTGTCTCGATCTGTGCGCGGCTCAATTGCGTGGATAATGGGGATCCACTGGTCAAGACTGCCGCGATCAAACAGATTTCGCACCGAGTGCGAGCAGTTCTTGTAACCGAATTCCGTCACGATCTGGGATACAGTTTGCTCAAATTCGCGGTAGAGAGTGGTTACTCGACCTTGATAATCGGTTGCGATAGCGTATTCACCAGTCGTGATAGGGTAATGATGTATGACATTCTGAAAGTCGGGCAAGACAATCGAAACTGCCGTACCAAATGCTCCAAGTTCCTCATACATCGTGTGCAGGGCGCGGTAAGTATTCGACCTTTGGAATACCAACTGCATTCGTCTTGTGACATCGTCGAGCCATACTTTGACTGGCGCGTACGAGTTTAGTTCTGGATCGCCTGTTCCAAGTCGGAACCATTGACGAGCGGGGCTAGTGGCGCCAGCCATCATGCCAGCGCCTAGCGTTCGCAGTGCGCGAGTGCCAGTGTTGTCGTAGATGCTGTTGTGTCGGCGCCATCCCTTGTCGCGGTCTTGCCTAAAGTATCGACCATTGCGCGGCAACACATATGATGTGATCTCCTGCCAGTGCGCCCACCAAGATGCTCGCTCAGATTGAAGTTGACCCCAACGAGTCAACAACTTCTCGCGCTGTGGAGCGTCTTTGTAACTCTCGTTGTTTGCTGGGTATTGACTCATCAACTTCCTAGGAGTGTTGACTTACCAAGGGCAAGAGCGTTTGGATCAACACCAGTTGGGCCAGTCAACATGGTGCCTGATGCGCCAGTGTCTCCTCCGCCCGCTCGCGCTGCTTGCATAATCCCTGCGACATTTGGTTGTTGTCGGTTAGCCTGGTTGATCGCCATCTCGCTTTGTTTGCGTTGACCTTCGGCTGCTTTGACTGCTTGCGCTTGCGCTGATTCTTGCTTAGACAATGCCGATGCTTGTTTCTTCTTGGCGTCTTCGCCTGAGGCAATTGAGTAACCAGTGCTAGCAGCAGCAACACCTAAACCAACTCCAATCAAAATACTTGATATTGCCGCCATTACTTTACTCCTTTTATGTATGTTCGTTCACTCATTTCGTAACCAAGCCTGTTCAATGTCGTTCCCACTGGCTCTTGTCCTGCGATTACCAAGTCACTCATTGCAATCAGATTGGCGCCATTATCAAGCGCCCATTTCTCGTAAGTTCTAAGCAACTTGATGGAAGCGATTGTGCCTCTATGCTCTTCGTTGACCCACCACATAATCTCCGCAGCCAACCTTGTTGATGGCGAGTACCACACGCTCGTCATCATCGCAGCCAATATCCCAACAGCCCTGCCATCAACATCGATGACAAAGATAATTCCAGACTCCAACACCGACTTCACGGTGTTGACAATGTCATCCGCACTATGCCTTATCAGCGATAAATGCGGGGCAAACGCAATGAACCTATTTGCCATCTCGACTATCTGATCCAAATCATCAATCGTTGCCTTGCGTATTATGCTCATTAGATTTTCTCTATGGGTACCGTCAGTCGTTTCTGCTGTATGGGTCGTAGTCTTTCGCCTTGCCTAGCCGTAGTTTGTTCCGCACTTCTAGCGGCAGTCGCTTGCCGACTGGATATGCGAATGTCAATGCAAGCGCGTCAGCGATGTCTGGCGATGCTCCGCCTTGCAAGCGCTTCTTGATCTCGTCTTTGCTCTCTAGCATCTTGCGACCTTGCGCGTCAAACCAGTATGTTGGCGTCGATAGTTCTTGTCGTAGCATCGGATCGCTTGGAATCCATCCACCGTTCTCGATCCATTCTTTCATGTTCCACCACATCTCAGTTCGGCGATTCACGAACTGCTGTTCAAGGTTTGCTTTGCCTCCAAAGTGGACTTCAATAGGGTCGTAGTCGAGTTGGCGTAAGCGATCCAGTACGCCAGCGCCGCCGCCAGCATCGATAAACACAGCGTCTGGCTCCCACAAATCCATCACCATTGCCACTCGCGCCGCTAATTGCATATTATCAAGCCCACGAAACACGACAATGTCACTTGCTTTCAACCCCTGGCGCCTAATGATCACGCTGCGATCATCACCAAACCGTGCTGGATCAACGCCCACGATCTTGGGAGCGCCATCAAAATCTTTGTCGGCATAACTTCTGTTGGCTGCTGCGTTGGCGTCACTCAGGCTGATCAACTGGTCTTCAGCGCTGGCGTTGAAGTCGCATAGGTATTCACGGCTGAAAGATGTCTCAGTCATGTCACGCCGCAAGCGTTCAACTTCGGATGGGATCACGGCGTCCGTGTCGTAGACCGTGTAGATGGCGGCGTGCCAATCGGGCAACTTCTGCGCCTTGTAGAAGATCTCGCTGAACAGGTTGACGCCGTTGGGTGTGCCTGTAAATATCGCCCAGCCATTACGATCTGACAATGTCGGCTGAATGATGTCTTCCCACACCGTTGGCTTAATCTGTGCCACCTCGTCGATGACAATGCCATCGAGGCGAACGCCGCGCATGGCGTCAGGATTGTCGGCGCCGAAGATGCGGATCACACTTGAGTTATGCGCGAATGTGACACTGAGTTCAGATTCATTGATCGTTACGGCGCCAGTCCCAATCATCGGCTGCAACTTGTGCTTTATCCTCGACCAGGCAATTGCCTTGGCCTGCTTCAAGAATGGCGCGATATAAAAGAATAAGCCCATTCCTTTGTCGAACCGCATGGCTTTGTCCAGCAACTCCATGATCGCCAGTTCCGTCTTTCCCGCTCGACGGTGCAGAACAAACACATTGAACCGCTTCAGGGCGTAGTGGCAGTTGCGTTGCCATTCGCGAGGAGAGTAATCCACTGCTAGATGCGTGTTGCTCATGTGATCTGTTTAGCATCGGGCTTCCGTCCTGTGATGGCGTCAGGCTGGGGAACGCCAGTAACCACCGTCAGGCTGATTCCGCCTTGATGATCCACGGCCGTGCGATCACCGTACTTCTTTGGCGACCACTTAGCCAGCAGTTTCAGCCGCGTATCTATCTGCGTTCGGCGCCATGCAGCCTGTACTTGGTCGGCTGGTTCAATATCTGACAATTCGACGCATTCATCGGCAATGGAATCTACACCACTATCGCGCGCGCGCGCGATGCGTTGTGCGAAATTATCATCTTTATCCATCCAATCATAAACCGCTGAGTAAGAAGGCGCTCCATCTTGCCGACAATACGAACGCAAAGTCTTGCCAGCAGCAAGCCATGCAATAATTGGTTCAAGGTTATACGGCGGTATTGGCAACTTGCCCAACGGTCTGCCTACTGGTCTTTTCTTAGCCATCAATCACCCTATATTCGTGCGGCGCCTGCCCGCGAATCAAGTACTTGCACACCTTTTGAACGGTAGAACGCCCAATTCCAAGCATTGCGCTGATCTTTCGGTATCCGTATCCGTGTGTTTCATGCATAATTCTGATTTTATCCACTGTTTGCTCTGAGTGTCGAGCGCGCTGGTGCGTTGCACCAATGCGGTATCCATGCTCGTTTAGTGCCACTTTGATTCTGCTCATGTAAGAAGATGTTACATATTTTCATTACATAATGTCAATAGTTATACATTATCGCATATTTTATCGGGGTCAAAACATGAGTATTCCTGCATGTATCGGGGTGTATCCACAATTATGCATGGATATTCACTGGACATATGGTGGACATGTATTCGTGTCGCTGGTGACACTATTGGAACATTGCATTCGTGTTGCTAGTGACACTAATAACAAATTAAACACAAAACAAAAGAAAAACAAAAGCAATTACTGATCAAACTTGGTCGTCTTGCACTCCCACCAAAAGTGAACCATTGAAGAGCGGCCGTCAAAGTACAGAGGGCAATGATCTGGCGTAAAGAACGATTCAGTACTGCAAGCCAGGCAAACGAAGATCAAGTCTTGTGGCCTGTATCCGTAGTTGTAGAGTTGCGACCTGATGCGCGTGAAGTTGCCACCAGTCAGGCACCCTGAGTCTAGAACGATCAACTTGTGATATGGGTCAAGTTTGTCAGGATGCAACACCACTTCAAACTCGTTCTTGTATGGGATGTCAACAGGTTCAATTGGCATTGGCTCTCCTGTCTGGGTCAGTCGATGCGCCAGCACCTGGGCGAACAGTCCTGAGTACTCGTAACTTAATTGCAAGATGGCGATTTTCTGATCACCGTTAAGCCACTTCGATCTGCGTATCGAGTCAGCAACATTGTCAATCAATTTTAACTCCCAAGCCTGTCCGATTAATAGTGAATCCATGTCATGCTCCATTCTGTTAAATGCCCTAGGATCGATTCTTTACTTTGGTAATACCTACAGACCAATTCACGCCACGAACGCCGTGGATTCAATCTAATGCGATTCTGTGACCACAGGATCAAGATACCGTCCACCGTTCAACCAAGTTTGTGGGTGAGCAATGAACTGTGGCTCCGTTGCTTTCTTGCGACACTCGTCAGCAAACAGGTTTACTTTCTCGATCATGTATTCGACCGCGTCACCAGCGTCTAGCAGGTCGTGTTCGATAGCCACCAAGTCACATGCTTTGCGGATCAGCGCAAGCGACTTCAACTTTCCAACCTTGCGCGGGAAGCATTCCCACACTCGTTCAATCTCGGATGCTGGGATGCTCTTTGCTAACTTTTTCTTCTCACATTCTGGCTCGACGGCGGAGCCGTTGAGCGTATGTTTTAATTCTGTAAATTCGCTTTTGCTATCGCTTTGGCTATCGCTATCGCTATCGATGGCATCGTTCTGCAATGCATCCGCAATGCGTCCGCATTGCATCGGCATTGCATCTGCATTGCGTCCGCATTGCTCAGGATGCCATCTAGCCATAGCGGCAAGACGCGCTAATTCTGACTTCTTGTCATCCCTGCAAATGGCGTTAATCCTAATTTCTTCGCATCTTATGTTGCGGATCAACCCATCCTCGCACATTTTAAATTTAGGTTTGATCAAATCCCAATGCTTTGATGTGCCTGGCGCAATGCTGTTTAACACATCTTGGTTGGCGTTTAGACCGCCTCCAGTGTATTGTTCGCACAAAAGATAGAGATACGCCAGCGCCGCCTCGGCTGGCCACCCTCTAGTTGACCATGCAAACCGTTGAAAGAAGAACGGCATATAGCCCAGCGTCTTGTGTTTGTTGTCTGACAGGCTCATGATTGCACCCCTTTAATGTGATTCCAACAACACTTTGCAAAGTATTTGAATTTGCTATTAGGTGTTGAATGCCACGGCAATGATTTAATTGTTGCAACGGCAAACATAAGTGCGTCTGCTGGTTGCATTTTTTGAATGATACGCCTAACGCCATTCAAATAAGATTTTCGAACAGAATCACAATCGAAACCATATAAAACATGAAATATAGACCAACAATCTTCTTCTATTCTATCGACTTGGTTCTGAACAATTTTACTGTATTCAGACAACTGTCTTTCACTTTCTTTTATTCTTTCCGCTCTTGCCTTTAATGATTCTGGAATTACAGTCAAAGATTTATCTGATTTTCCGCGATTACAATCCATACAAGCAGTAGACAGATTTTCAATTGCACTATTTCCGCCTTTAGAAACTGGAACAATATGGTCAATTTCTAAAACCACATCAGGTGTTTTCCGTCCACAATAAACACAAGTAAATCCATCACGCTTAAATACATTAAAGCGTAATCTTTTTGATACAGGCTCGCGCAATTGCTTTGATATACTCACGCTATCTCCTCTGCGGGTTCAAGCCGCTAATGGGGTCAGAAACGGCTCAGGGTACACACCTGGGCTGTTTCGCTTTGTAGTTTAACTTGCTGGCCTTCCCACTGCAATAAGTGTCGTCAATCACAATTGGATAGTGCCTAAGACAGCACCGCGCTTCGTCTTTAATCCACTTAGGCGTTCCCTTGACGATTAGCAACTTGTACAGGAACTCGCGTGTCATCTTGAGTGCGTTGACTTCTTCGTGTGGCAATGTCATTGTTTCTCCATGCAAAATAAGAGGCCTTGGCTTGGTGTTAAATCGGTTTCTTCTTCTATAAAATTTTCATAATGATCTTCTTTGTTTAAACCAGAAATAAACTTTTCATTTAAAGTAAAATCAACTTCGTTTTGATGCATTTCAGACGCTGACAATCTAAAATGTCCAACTTTAAGTTCTTTAATTTCTTCGTATGAATTAAACATAAATCTTACATTTCCGTTGTCTGAAATTGCAACAAGTACATAATCACAAGGTGATATTTTTAGTGTTCTGCCACTCCCCCTGTCACCAGACAAAACAAAACAATAATATGGATGCTTACTTTTAGTAATATCCAAACGCATACGGCTTGTCTTTACTTGAACGCCTCTAACAATTCCAGTTTTTTTAGATGCATACCACACATCAAAAAAACCGCCAGGCTGACCGTCACCAACTTCGTACCCTTTAATTAAATAATAAAGTTTAACAAATTGTTCTCCTATGTTTCCAATCTTGCCCGAAAACCTAGCATTTGAAATATAAACTTTTTCATCACTCATTTCTTCACCTTCATCGACTCTTCAATCAGACTGCGAACCTCTGCGATCCACAGCAAGCGCTCGTCAGGCGATGCGTATGTCTCGCACCGCTCCTGCAATGCCTTGCCGCTAGCCGTGCTGGCGCCAACGGACACGGCGCTTCCTGTGACGCTGTTGCCTGTCAGCGAACGCATTGCGTCAAAGATCAGTGTGCGCGCCGTGATCGCATCCCTTGACCGCTCTTGCGATGATGATGGATATGCAAAACCACGCCGTGCCAATGCAATTTGAACTGCTGCGTTTACTTTTTCAATTGAATACAAACCGCCCATTATGAAACCTTTAGTACTTTCTGCTTGGAATGGAGCATTGCAAATGCTAGCGGCTGACCAGCCTCAAGCGTTGCGCGGATCAGTTCCTTGTTGGGAACAACCGTAGTCACGGTAGTGCTGAACGCTT